CACTATACATTGCACTTGAGCCTCTTTTATGTCCTGTTGCATCAGGATATGCTACATATTCACTATTTGGGTATTTAGTTTTGATTGTATTAACCATTCTTTCAGTAAGTAGGTCACCACTACCACTATGTGATAATGCTATACAATCAAAAACTCTTATTTGGGGTTGTCTTTCATAAAGTTGAAATAAGACTGCACATTCAGGGTCAACATTGAAATCTGCTCCCAACCTAACAGGTAATGTTCTGTTGTATTGAACTCTTTGAACATTGGTATCCCTGTTGAACTGGTAGTATGTTTGACCTTGTTGTAAGTTAACAAATTGCCCATCTCTGTAAGCCTTTAAAAGTTTTTCATCATAGTTATCTTCTAATAATTTTAGATAACTCTTAGGCAAATATACATTATCTTGAGTTTTTCCCCTAACTAAATATTTATTATCATCATCTTTTTCAACCATTAAGGTGTAGGTATATTTCATTCCTTCAGGTGTTGTGCATATATAAATCTCACAATTTTCTGTATCTCTCATTCTACCTAAAGCCTTATTAAATGCTAATTCACAATACTTGTATGTAGATATATCAAACTCATCAAAGCCACAATAACTCAAACTAACACCAATTATCTTATCAGGCTTAACCATCTGAAAAATTCTAATATTACCATAGGCAGTCTTGATAGTATGTTTAGAAACATTATAATCATATGCTATTCCTTTTTCTCTTAGTATATCAAGAAATGGTGGTATAAATACTTCTTCTGCCAGGGAATAGGTTGGGTATATAATCCAACCATTGCTGATGCCATCTTTGTTCTTTCTTGTTATGTGGTTTATAAATGTTTTATGTAAGAAGCTATATGTTTTTCCTGATCCAAATCCACCTACATAAGCATTAATCTGTTTCTGACTTGTTAGGAAATCCCATTGGTGTGGGAAGTAATCTTCTTTGTGTAATGTTAAATTAGATGCCATCAAATACTATTTCATCTATAGGCTTAACTTCTGTCAGTTCTTGTTTGTCTGTTTGATCTAGTATCTGTTTACCTAACCATATTAACATAGGTGTAGAACCTTTTTCAGCAGCATTCCATTGTAGTTTTCTAAGTCTTATTTTTCCCTCATCTTTCCCTTTTGTCATAAAATGGGAATAACTCTTTTTAATTAAATCTTCAGAGCAACCAAAAAAATTAGCCACTTCCCTAACAGTACAACCATAGGAAGCTAACTTAACTACTTGCTTTGTATCAATATCATATTTTTTAGGTCTAGCCATAGGTGTAGTATAACTAAAAAACCACCTTTCTTTCTACTAAAATCTTAAATTTAGAGTTTCTTACTTGTTTTAGCTCTACTATATCTAACCACTTAGCACTATCATCATGTATAAATCTTTCTATACATAAAGCATCTAAAAAACCTTTTATACCACCCCATACATTATCAATATCATACTTTCTTTTTAAATAAACAGTAATCCTTAACTCACACTTTTCAGATGTAGGCTCTATATTATTCTCATTCATTTGGTGTCTTATTTGGAATTGATACTGATGTTTTATTCTTTGCTTTTTAGACCAATGCCATTTATCTACAGCATTTCTACTATAAATCTTATCATTTATTTCTAGGCTTTCCCAACTCATCTTTCTATAAAACTAAATATATGTTCTATTATTGGTAAAGTCCACCCATCTCCTAATAAACTACCAGCCTCTTTATATGATAATATATCACACCAATTATCAGCAAATCCTTGTAGCCTACACATCTCTGTTTTATTTACTAATCTATATTTATCATTATCTGTAATTATTGTGACCATGCCTTTTGGTCTTTTTTGTATGTATTTTTCCCAAGATTTATAATCATCATTTGCAAAAGTGTTTGCCTGAATATATCTTTCCATTAAGCAAGTATGTTTATCTCTATCAACACTACCATTAACCAATATATCTTTCAACATAATCTTTCTATCTTTAGGTTGAGGTATATCTGTAACAAAATCACCAAACATTCCATCAGGAGCAGTCCTTATATTGCTCCAGTAGTATCTATCTCTTAATTGTGCTGTAACTAAAGATGAGTTTATTCTAGCTGGATATACACCTAATGCTCTTGACATTATACCAACATCTTTCTTAGGTGCAGAACCAACATTTTCTTGTAAAAACAATACTTTAGGATTTAATTGTTTTATGTGATTTAATATATCTACAAATACCCAAAACAAACTACTTCTTTTACCTTTTAAACCCTTTTGGTGTTTGTAACTAATTTTACCAGCTTGAGATAAATCTTGACATGGGCTACCACTTAAAACCATATCTATACTTTTCCAATCTATATCCCATTCCTTCCATTTAGTTACATCTCCAACTTGTATTGTATCAGGATAGTGATGTTGTGTTAACTTGATTGCTGCAGTTTTTATTTCAGAGGAATAATACTTACCTACTTTTATTCCCACATTCTCTAAAGCAGTATGCCCAGTTGACATTCCATTAAATAAACTTAATACATTCATTACCATAGCTTAAACTTTTTCTTTCTATCTTTAATTTCCTTGTATTTTTTATTGTTTATTTTTTTATAACAACTTTTACAAGTGTTGTATTTATAGCCTGAGTATATAGCATAAAATTCTTTCTTGTCCTGAACTTTCTTGCATTTTGTACATAATTTTTCTGAGGGTAACATAGGAGATTCAAACCCATTGAGAGTGTGGGATTTGAAAGGTTAAGGTTAATGCTACCCTCATATCTATTTCTTTTTCTTAGCTCTTTTATATTTCTTTATTGCTAAATTCTTTCTTCTTCTTTCCTGCTTCCTTAGTTTTGCTTTTTTGTTTGGCATATTCTTCTGCTTCCTTTTTATTTATAAATCTCTCACCATCTACAATATAAATAAATCCTAGTTCTTTCCTAATCATTTTATAATATCTTTTAATTTAACCTTTTTTAAATCATTAATTTTATCATCAACTTTGTTTTTTACTTCTTCTATTTTATCTTCTACCTTCTCTACCTCAACCTTAACTTCTTCTTTTTTAATGTCAAGTTTCTCTTTTACCTCTTCTTTAAATTCCTCAACTTTCTGTTTTACCTTTTCTTCTGCTTGACCTTTTAGAAAAGCACCTAATCCAGCAAAATAAAGGACACCCACAATACTAGCACACAAAACAAGTATTATAGTTAATTTTTTAATTATATTATCTAGCATATCACACTCCTAGTATTTTTTTAATATCATCAGGCTCTGCTGCATCTTTGGCAACTTCTTCCATCTGCTTTTTAAGCTGTTGACTCTTTTTTAGCTCAACATCACTATCATAACTTCTAATATCTTCTTCTTTATTAAAAGAGTTATTTGCCCACCTAGATAACCTTCTGCCTGTATCCCATGTTTTTTCTAACTCAAACCTCATTTTAGTTTTACTTCTATTAGGCTCAGTCCAATACTCAAAAAATGCCCTTCTCATTTCTTTTGTGTATTTAGTATGAAATTCTTTATTTAATTCATTAATAAACTTAATTCTTCTAATTGCTAATCTGTTGTCATCTGTTCTTTTGTCTAATATCTCATGTAATTCCACTTTACTCTCCTTTTTTTTATTATTAACCTTAACCTGTTTTTGTTCTTGTTCTTGTTCTTGTTCTTGGTCTGCTTGTGAGGAGCTTGTAAGCACCTCATCAGCTCCTAAATTAATACCATATCTATTTAATATTTTAATTACAGACTTATGTGCATTATTAGTATCTTTTAATATACCATACTGAAAATCAACAAACTTTCTCAAAAACCACTTATCATCTTTTATTATTTCAATATGGTCACCAATATGCTTTAATATATTATCTTTATCTATATCCATACCAATCTGAAACTCAGCAAGTTCTAAATCAACATCATACATACCTGCATGGTCACAATTAGTTAATATATAAAAATAAAATAATTTAACATTAGTGGGTAGCTTTCTAAACCACTTCTTTTTCCATAAATCTGTCTCTATGAATCTTTTTGCCATTTAATCTCCTTTTCCTTAACCTTTTAACTTAACAATAATTATACTTTTTTACCATACATTCTTACACTATCCATCTCAATCTCATAGAAATATTTACCATTTTCTCCATACATTCCTTCTTTACAACTACCTGTGGCAATAATATTTTCTATGTCTTCAAGCTTTAATATGTATGATTCATTATACATTGGATTGTGAATGTAAAACAGCAAACCAGCAACACTTGACCATTGTTTGTAATACTTTAAGTCATGCTCTTTTATTTTAACATGAGAGCCTGTTTTTTTATCTGCCATTTTACACTCAACAAAATGAAACTCATTCTTAACAACCCAAAAATCAGGTGAACATTGCATTAGTTTAGGTATCTTGTAAAATATTTCTGTTGGAGCATAGTCATCTTCCTCTTCATAGCCTTCCATTTTAGTCAAACCAAATTGCCTATAAACCATTTTATTTGATTTGCAAAAGTTCTCAAAAGCATCTTCACCTATTTTACCATACTCTAATCTTCTATGTAGTGCTTCATTCATTATCTTCTCCTTGTTTATGAAAATTACAATGTTCTTTACACTTTGAGCAGACACCTGTAGTTAAATCTAAATCAGAATGGTAGTTTAACTCTGTTAATGTATCTGCTGCACAACATTCACTTTGATAGTTCATACAGCCCCCCTAAAATGGTATGTCTTCAGCTTTAACTTCTTCAACCATATCTTCCTCTTCATCTACACTATTGTCAGTATTCATTAAACCATCAATTAACTGACTTGCTCTTTCTTTGGTCAAGTTCATTAACTCTACCTCTAATCTATCAGCAGAAAACAAACCCTTTTCATCATTTAGCTTTTTAATATAGCCAATCTGTTTTTCTGTAGCTAGTCCTGTCATTGGTCTTTTTCCACCATCAGGTGACTTCATCTTATAACCACTTTCTTGCTTATTAATAGCAGTAGCTACTTCTTCAGCACTTGCAATCTCATTTGATAAATCAACATCACCTAAACAGAATTTAAGGCTGCGAGAAATTGCACTAGTTTCTCCATTCTCGAGTGCAGATGTAGTGTTTATTTGTGTTGAGCCTATTTCTTCATAAGCATGACCAACATAAACTTCCTCACCAACCTTAACTACTGCCTTAACAACCACAATACCATCTTTAAATTGTATTATCTCAGTTAGTATAGATTTAGTTTGGTCTTTAAATCTCTCATGAAATGTTGCTAATCTCTCAGCACAAGTTGTGTATTCTTTACCATGTATTTTTACTGGCATAACTTTCTCCTTTTCTTAATAACTTGTTAGTTTATCCCTATTAATTATTATGTATGGATTCTCAGGATTAAATCCAATAAGCTCCAACAATGCAGCACATAATTCTTTACTCATTTTTTTCTTACCATTTAAGTATGCTGATAAGTTACTAGGTTTTATTCCTAATTGTTCAGCATAATAACTTTGTTTAAATGAACCATACTTTATAATCGCTTTTAATAGCAAAGGTGTATGCTCATCTACCCTCATATAAAAACTACTCATAAAACCCCCTTTAAATGCTCCAAACCACTAGATTTAGATATAATATAAACATTAACAATACAAACCAAACTGCATCCAAAAAATCTTTTTTAGTATATTTATTTTTCATTTTCACTCTCCTTTTTAATTTTATCAGGCTTAGCTTTTAATTCTTTAGAACACTTACTATCATTACAAATACATACCTCTTGCCATCGCCACTTACATAAACATACCATTATTTCTTCTCCTTTTTATATCCCACTATTTGACCTTTATGATTTACAATAGCTTTACCACTTTGTATATCTTTAATTTCTTGCATTATACTACTTGCTTGGTTAAGTAAATCACCTAACTTTTTTAAACTTGGAATTTCTTTATTTTTTTTCATTGTTTTTACCTTTTTTATGATATTTATAAGTATAAAGAAAAAGGGTGCTTTTACACACCCTTAACCTTATTTATTTTGAAATTTTGTTAATATATCTAATAATGTATTATTATTCAATTTCCTTAATTGCTTTTTATCTGTTTTTACAAATCTTGATATTTCATCAACTAAGTAGTCTTTATTTGTATATGGCTTATAACTTAAATCTATCATTTTAATCTCCTATTATTTTTTAACCTTCAACCTTAACTAAAGGTAATATGCTTTGTATAACAAATGCAACACTTTTTTATATATTTTTTTATTTATAGAGGGGAAATAATTATAATAAATATATAATATATACAAAAAAGGCTCAATTAAGAGCCTCTTTTGTCGCTGTATGTCGATTGTATCAGAAAACCTCAGTAAGAACTAAGGAGGTTGAAAACAAGTTATTGGCAACTTGTTTGAAGGTAGGTTTATTTGTTATTACACATTTTGCAAATTCTTTGTCATCTGCATTATAATCAGGACAAAATAGAAAAGGTATTTGACCATCAAATGTTAAGCCCATAAAACTTCCAAAGCTTGAATCAAATGTATTAGATTCTGTTTCAGGGTCATAACTAAAAAATTGATTTTCATTGTTGTGCTTAGAAAACATATTATCATCTTGGATATAGCTTAGGCTGACTTTCCAGCTTCTTCTTCCTGTTTGACTTACAGGCATATAGTTTACACCTTCTGCTTTTTGGAGTGTCCATGCTGGTAAATCTCCCCAACTCTCTGAGCCTAAATAATTAACATTAGTAATAGTATTTCCACCAACTGTCCTAGTTCTTTTTATGCCATCATTTTCTTTAATAATAGTAGCCTGTAAATCAAAAGAGTGTTCAGGTTCAAACCATCTGCCTAAAGTAATACCACCAATTTGAACTTCTTTTTGAGCATTATCCTGCTCCATAAAATGGTAGCCTGATGATATTTTAAGTCCTAATCCTGTTGTTGGTAGAGAGCTTACTGAGGCTGACCAACCATTTATATTCCAAAGTGAGTACCCATCATATTCAGGAACATTAGAGCTGTAGTTTACAATAGCTTCTGATGTGTCTAATTGCTCTAACCTAAACAAGCCATCTGAGCTGTGAAGCAAAAACCTCATATCAGTTATACCAGCACCATTGTAATCTGTTAAGCTTTTTAAATTATGCCCTAACACACCACCATATAATCCTGAGCTATCTGATTGAGGTATATTAGTTAAAAGAAGGTTTAATACACCATAAAAATTAAATTGTTCTGATGGTGACATACTTTGATGAGCTGGGTCTAAAAAGCTATATTTAAAGTCAAAATCTAATGCTGATGATGATGTTGAAATTGCAAATTTTTCAGCAGCTACAGGGTCTAAACCCCAAACTGAGTCTGTACTAGGCACTTCCATTGTTGTCATATCAGATATTATATTTTCACTAGAGCTATTATATTTCATTCTCATTTTTAAATAGCTTGGTATGTCTGCAAACCACCTGCTTTTTCCTATTGTTCTTCTAGTCATGTTTCTCCTAAACTTTTGTCTTTTCTATTCTTTTGTGTATAATTTTTCTGTTTTGTGTTTCTTCAGGCTTCCTGCCATCACTACCCCAATTATTGTTACTTTTATTCCATGATGTTTTATCTAAAGTAATAATGTTTGGCCTGTAAGCTTCACCCTGCCAATTTATAAATTTTGCTGATAAAATATCAAGCTCACCAATATAATTAAAAAGCCTTTCTCCAACAGGTCTAACTCCTGTACTCCATATAATCATCCTGTTGTTTCTTGCCTTCATGCTCCAACCTTCTCCCAAGCAATTAACTGCCTTAAAGTTTCCATTGTACATTATCTCAAATACTGCAACATCACCATTAGATTCAAAAAACACCTCACCATTTCCATAGTTAATAGTACCAACTGTAGCACCCACATCTCCTCTTCCATCAACCCTATCATCTGATTGTATTAAAACTGTATCAATCAGCATGACTATATCTAAAACTGTAACTTGACCATCTCCATCCATATCAGCTAATTGATTATATTCTTGAGATAAGACCATATCTACTACAGCAACTAAGTCTAAGACAGTTAGAAAACCATCTCCATCTATATCTCCTAAAATACCACCACCAGCTTCATATAATATCTCAGAAACAGAAGGGTATATCCAATTTTTCCAATATAAATGCTGTGAGCCTATATGGTGTAGCTGTGTAGCCTCTATTTCTAACCTATCTAGTTCTTTTTTTACATCATTAATAATAAACAAAGGCAAAATGTACTGACCACACCTAATAGGCATATCTCCTTTCTCATCTAATACATATTTCTCTCCATATAGTTTCTTGCCTAATATCATCTTATCAAACTCAATTAAATCACCTAATTCTAAATTGTAATACTTTAAAGGAAGGGTTAGTTTTACCTTGTTGTGTGTGTTATAATTCCAGCCCAACATAAATTCACCACTTAATTTAGCACTACCTACTTGCCTAATATACTCATCTTCAAAAACCTCTGTTGTGTCTTCATGGTTTAAAGGTTGTCCAGCAGTATATTTTAATCCATAATAATTTATATAATGTGTAGGGTCTGCTGGGTCAAAGTTTCCAATATCTCCATATTTCATTGTAACTCCATAAATATAAGTGTCATCTGATTTTATGGTTTCAGACTCTACAAAATTACCCAGCCCATAATCTATTTTATACTTATAGTCAATCTGTGTTTTAATATCTTCAATCTCAGTTCTTTCAAACCTATAATCAATTACATCTTCTTGCTTTATTGTAAAGACATCTTCTTTTGTTCCATCTGTATAATATTGTGACCCACCTCTATATGTTGTTTTTAAATTAAAAAATGAGAATCTATCATTACAAAATATAGGGATAGATTTACAAGATTTAGAAAGCTCATTAAATAATTTTTTAGCATCTGTTGTTTCTGCTAAACTAAATGCCCATCCCCAATTATCATGAATATCTCTAGCCTCATCTATCTTATCAAGGTTTAAACCACTATTATAGCCAAGCTCTTGCTCTGCAATATGAAATAAAACACTAGCAGGATTGGCAATAGTATGGCTGCTAGGGTCATAGTTATCTCCAGTATCAGGGTCTTCATATATAGTGTCATCATCATCTGTGTCATCATCACCAATTTGACCTGTGTCACCATCATCATCCTCATCTGTAGTTCCTACAACTGTCATGTTAAATGTGTCAATTTCAAACCATTTTGCTGATTCAGGCAAAGCATTAAATTCATCAATAAGGTGTTGTGGCATATTATCAGAAATAGATACATGTCTGCAATATATAGTAAAAGAATCCTCACCCACTTCTTGCCCATGATACAAAGACTTCACATTAACAATCTGATTAGGTGATATATCTACCAAAATGCCTGATGTTGTTATATTTTCAAATATAGGGCTCTCCCAACTACCCTCTGCAAACATAACATTTCCATAGTTTGCAGCATTAGCTATATAATTAAAGCCTATATCTTCTAATGTGGGTAATAAAGAAATAGCATTATCATTTAATGGTTCACCTTCAGCACTAAAGTCTTGCCTGTCAAACACCATTATCTCAACAACACCTTCAAAATTCTCAAAATATATAGACATATTTATTGTTGCTACTGAATCTGCAACATCACCATCTTCAAAATCTATAAGAGCAACTTCATCTGCCATCACTTCTTGATTAAAAAAATTGTTATCCCCTGAAATTTCAGTAACTATAGGTGTTAAGTCTAAATTTAAATTTTCAGCATAGGCAATTCCAGTTTTTATGTTTATAAAACCTTCCTCATGACCATCACCCACTCTGTCAGATTGATTAAAATCACCAAGAACATGCCTGCTCCCATATTCAGTATAATCAGGCATACCCCATCCAGGATGAACCCATGTATCAGATGTGTTTAAGTACAAACTAAAGCCAACACCCATAATGGGTAGTGATGAAAAGGTACTCTCAGATAGAGAAACAACCATATCTTCTAAACTTACAGCACCATCATACTGCATAGATGGGATGCCACCTGTAATGGCATTTAAATATACATTGTCACCCTCATTTATATCTCTAAAAGCTTCAATCCATCTAGCATTCACATCTGCATGAAAACCTTTTATACCAAAGCCTTGCCAATTATTAGTAAAGTATGGTTGAAACAATCTTTGGTCTATTTTTACTATTACATAATTAACTGCATTTAGCTCTGAATTAATACCATAATCAATAACATCTTCAGCTGGTATTTCTATATAATCTTTTCCATCAGACTCTAGGGTTACAGTTTCATATCCTAAATTTGCCATATTAGGCTTTATTCTAAAGTGCATGGGAAGACCATAGGCATCACTCAAGTTTGTTAGAGCATTTTCATCACTAGGCTTCCATTTTAAATAAATATCATTACCAACATCAGGTGCAACTTGCCCATTTATTAATTTAATGTCATTGTAAGGCTCAGGAGCTGTTTCTCCATAGTTATAGCCACCATGCTCCAGTAATAAATTCCAATCATCATAGCCTGTTTCTGTGTTAGAAAATTGATTACCAGTTCCAAACATAATAGACACACCTTCAGGAGCTATATTTAGTGTGACATTGTGTTCAGGTTGAACCAAGTCAGGGTCTGTCCATGCACCAGCTTCAACAGCTTGAAGAAGCAGACCTGAATATAAATCGAACTCATCAAAGTTAGAAGATATATCTTGAATATTTCCATGATTTTCTAAAGATGTTCCCTTTCTTCTAACTGCAAGTAAATTAACACCAAATGGATTTATCTGATTGGTTGGTGTATAGACACCATTTTCATGTTTAACCCATTCTAAATAAAAAGGACTTGTAGTTCTAGTCATTAATAACCTCTCCTATCACCCCTGCTTCTTAAAGATGTTCCAGTTAAAGTTACCTGTTCAGAGAATCTGCCTGTGTATCTTTCGCTAGTATTATCTCTTCTTCCTATTACTTTTGCAAAAAGCTTTTTAGTTGAAAAATCTTTAATTACAGCAGTTCTTTCTGCAAATAAATCTTTAAAATAAAAATAGTAGTAATATCCTGCACCCATTTGATTACCCTCAGTAAGTACAAATTTCTTCCTTGATTCATCCCATTCTCTTAGACCTATCTGAAAATTGTTTTTACCTATGTTTTTTGTCATTCCATCAGTATCAAAATAATGCATATCAGGAAAATCATATACAGAGTCTATGTTGTAAAATGTATTAACCTCATCTTGCCCATTTTCTGAAGCAGAATGGGTTACATTAAAGGTCAATTTGCTGCCCTCTTCTAATTGCCAAAATAATTTACAAAACTTTGGAGCATTAAATTGAAGCACACCTGTTGCTCCATAACAAGATTTTTGACCATGACCCATTTTCAGTTTACCCTTAAAATCTTTTTCAGTTTCTAAATCATCTTCTAGTAGTGTGGTAACAATACCACTAGGAAATGACTCATTAGATTCAAAGTTAAATTGTATTAACCCAAACAGATTCTCAAAAGTTATACCTGTACCTGTATCATCAGAATATGTGAAAGAATTTTTGTTTTGTTGTAAAGGCATAAGACCACCACCTACAGCAAAAGCTGTATCTAATGCAGATGCTTCAGGCATAGCTATGTATATACCATCTCCTTTTGTGTTATATGATGGATTTTGACCTATAGGTATATTATTTTCCATACTTATATCAGAAAATGAATCTAATCTTGTTTTTGCAGTTTCATCAACATTTGTTGTAGAGGGTCTCCAAAATTGCTGATATTCACTATTAACATGAGATAAATAACTTTTTTGATATACCTCAGCCATGTCAAATGCCAATGGAGAACCAACCCTACCCTCTGATGTTAATACTGTGTTTTCATCTTCCACATCATCTGAGAAACTGTGCTTTTGTATAACAAAATAAGACATGTTTTTTATCTCATATTGTCTAGGTGTTACTCTTTTAAATATAGTGTCACCTGCTTGTGCTGGTAATATTTCTGCATCTTGAACAACCTCAGCATAGGCATCATTGTCAAATACTTGCAGTTTCTCAACACTATATGGATAGTATGTATCAGATGTAAGTTTTAAATTATTCTCCTCACCTTGAAGAAGGTCATATACTAAATGAGCCTTGTCAACTAAGCCATATACCATTGGTATTACTTTTTCTCTATGTTTTTCAGGCAAATCTTCAGATGTGCTTGTTCTTCTTTTTGGAACATCTTTATTAAGTGTTATCTCAGTCTTGTCTTCAGATGACACCTTTAATACATCTTTGTGTTCTGTTATATCTCTAATATATCCTGAATAAACTTTTAAACAGTCACTTAACTTGTCAGCATTTTGAGATTTATAATATACTTCAATAGTAGCATTAAAAATTTGAGCTTCTAACAATGTGTCCATTAAAGTTTTTTCATTGTATTTATAATTATAAAAACTAAACTTAGAGTCTGATATTCTGTATTTTCTATCTCTTATGTTTACAGATTCAGATATATTGCCCATTGATTTAACAAGAGGTTTATAAACATTGTTTGATAGGTTTGTTTTTTTGGTAGATAAAAACACCCTGTTGTTTATAACAATTAAAGGTGTTAAATATGTTGTTCTTCCTTGAATGTCATTCTTAAATATTTCAGGCAATTCTATCATGCTATGTTATGCCCTCTTCTAATTGCATCTCTAATTTTAGGGATAGCTTCTTCTTCTATAAATCTGTCAGACAAAACATTGCCTTGAAATACTATTTGAGAGCCACCACCCATTCCTGCACCTTCATTTTTTGTAGGCTCTATATTAACATACTCTGCACCTTCTTCACCTGCTAGGATTAAAGTAGGCTCTGTAACCACCTCATTCATACCTTCTGCTGCTGTTACTGATTTAATTCCCTGTGAAAATAAGCTACCAACTATACCTGCTGCTCCAGCTCCAATAACTGGAGCTAAAATTCCAAATTTTGCAAAAGCATCTGCTATAAATGATGCAATAGCTTGTTGCATCTTAGCTGCAATAAACATGCCTGCTGCATCTGCTGCTGCTTGTCCTACATGAGCCTGTGCTGCTCCAACAGCCATAGCTGCATTTACATGGCTTTTTTCAAATTTTTTCAACTCTTGCATTTGTACTTTCATACTAGCTGTCATTACTTTAGAGAGAGCTGCCCATTTCATATAAGACTCATCTCCACTATCAATAGTGTCTGCTAAAAACTGATGTTGATGTGCTAAATCTTCAATAAGTGTTAGCTGTTCCTCCATTCCTTCTTGCTCACCTATATTTTCTAAAAAACTTGGCATTTCAAGGTTTAGAGTTTGCTCCAACTCTGTCCTTGTTCCTGCAAGTAACATATTATAGTTATCAAGAATAGCTAGTGATTTTATTTGTTCTACATTCCAACCCTTTAAAGCTTCCCTTTGCTCTTCAGTTAATTCTATAACCTCTTCTTGTTCTTGCTTATATAGAACAGTACTATTTAAAAATGTTGTAAAATTATGGTTACTTGCAACTACTTCATCTGAATAAGCCCTAGTTGTACCAGTTAGCAATTTATACTTAAAAGCCACCTCATTGATAGCATCACCTGTTCTTTTAAATGACATGTCTAGGTCTTGTGGGTCATACTCATCTTGATATCTTTTTACTTCTTCATTGTGTTTTGCCCATGCCTTCTCTTGGTCTTCTATTAAAATTTTATGTTGGCTAGTTAGTGTGTTAAAGTCTTGAAGGCTTAGTCTATTAACATCAATTAAATCTGCTTGGTCACCAAGATGTTTATTGATAAACTTTTGCATCTCTTCTCTTTTTTCTTCACTCTCAGCCATCATTTTTATCTTTTTTAGCTGTTTGTCTTGCTGTTTTTCAACATCAGTTCTAGGGTCAACATCAGGAGATTCAATTCCAAAAATATTATTTATTGATTCAATTACTGCTGTTGCTGCTGAGGCTGCTCCAGTTAGAGCAGGCATTACAAAATCACCTATAGCACCCCCTAAATCACTTGATGCAGTTGATAGTCTGTCAAAAACATCTGATGCCTTTTCAGTTTCATCTCCCAAGACTCTAACTTTTTCTTCTGCTGCTGATAAAGCTGCATTGTTAAAAGCTTGTTTTTTCTCATTTTCATCCAATGCTGATGATGATTTGCCTACCATTTCAGCATAATCTTCATAAGCTTTCTCAGTATCTACAATAATACCTAAGTTGTCAAGCATCAATATAGATTGTCTACCCATACCTGTTACAAGAGAATTAACAGAAGACACAACATCAAGACCCAAAGATTTACCTAGTCTTTGAGCAGTATCAAACAGGTTAGCCATTCCTTCTTCAGAATCAACAACACCTAGTGTCATTGCTTGGTTAGCCATTTTCATTAATTCAACTTTATTAACTGTGCCATCAACAGCTCTGTTTAACATTTGCAAAGCATTTTCAGACATCCCCATGCTTCTTCTTAATCTGTCAAATGCAGGGGTAAGTTCTTCAACCCTTAGTGCTTGTCCTACAAAGTTTTTAGTAGCATTAATGCCACCTTTAGCAGCATAAAAAGCAGCAGCTATTTTAGCAGCATCTTTAGCTACACCCTGTAAGCCTTTTTGGACTTTTTTAGAATCAGAAGCAGCCTTACCTGCTCCTTTCATTGTAACTTCTATAACTTGTTTAAATTTATTTCCTGCCATTATTTATCCTTCATTCTTGGGTTGTTTATTTCATTTTTAATAAGTAAAAAATTATCTACTAATTCAGCAGGTGTTTCTTGTAAGCTAGGGTAAGGTGGGCAATTAAAAGTGTCACAAAACACATATTTTTTAATAAGATTTTGACAATCATTATTATATATATGTACAGGGTCTGAAAAAAAGAAGAGTTGTGTATAGAGTGCTTCCCCTATATCATATCCTTTTTCAATAGCTTCTTGTTGACATTGCATTAATATCCTATTTACATCTTCTTTGTTATTAATAACTTCTTCTTGCTGTGTAACAGGATTTAAACATTGATATGGAAACTCTTTTGTAATTTCTAATGATGGTTTTTTTAAAGATAACCAAACATTTAGAATTAAAGTTATTTCTTCAATTTTTTTTTATTAACAACCTCATAACATCTGTTGGCTATAGCAATTATTTCAGTATCTGTTAATTTATTTATTTCTTCATCTGTCATTGTTGTTGCAACTCTAACAGCTTGAACAAAGTTACCAAAACCAATCTTTCCTATTTCACCTTCATTTGTTATTACTTTGTTAAATTCAACCCTTTCATCAAGGTTTAAATCCTTTACATCAAATGTTATTTCTTTAACATTATCACCTTTTATTTTA